CGCGGTCGGGATATTCTCGCAGATCCAGTCCCAGATCGCCTTGACGGCCTTGCCGCCGAGGTCGACGCCGTCGGTCTTGAGCCAGTTCCAGATGATGCCGGCGGCGGCGATGACGGCGCCCTTGATGGCCTCCCACGCCGCCGGCACATTCTCGCAGATCCAGTCCCAGATCGCCTTGACGGCCTTGCCGCCGAGGTCGACGCCGTCGGTCTTGAGCCAGTTCCAGATGATGCCGGCGGCGGTGACGACGGCTTGCTTGATCAGGTCCCACGCGGTCGGGATATACACGGTGATGACGTCCCAGATCAGCTTGACCGCGAAGAAGAACAGGTCCTTCCCGTCGGTCTTGAGCCAGCCCCAGATCGTCGCGACGGTCGCGATAAGAGCGTCCTTGATGGCCGTCCAGGCGATCGGCACGTAGGTGCAGATGGCGTCCCAGATCCCCTTGACCGCGCCGTTCGCCTCGGTGTTCGCGTCGCCCGAGAACCATCCCGTGATCGTGGTCCAGATGCCCTTGAGCGCGTCGAGGATTAGCCCCCAGGCGACCGGGACGTAGGTGCAGATGGCGTCCCAGATCGCCTTGACCGCCTCGCCGGCGAGCTGTAGCCCATCGGTCGAGAGCCAGGTCCAGATGCCGATCGCCGCAGCCTTGACGGCCTGGTAGATGATCCCCCACGCCGTCGGGACCGTCTCGGTGATGAACGTCCAGATCGAGAGGACGGCGGCCCCTGCGAGGCGCACGCCTTCGGTCGAGAGCCACGTCCAGATCAGCCCGGCGGCCGTAATCACCGCGTTCGTGATCCCGGTCCATGCCGCGGGGACTGTCTCTGTGATGAACGTCCAGATCGCCATGACCGCCTCGCCGGCGAGCCGGACGCCTTCGGTCGATAACCAGGTCCAGATCAGCCCCGCGGCCGTCGCGACGGCCTGGATGATGAAGCCCCACGCCACGGGCACGTAGGCGAGGATCGCGTTCCAGAGACCGGCGACGGCCGCGACCACGCCGTTCCCATCACCGCCCCCGAAGAGGCTGGCGATCACGTTCCACGCGGCCACGATGACGTCCCGGGCCCGCTCGAAGACGCCGCCGGCTTTGTTCAGCTCCTCCCAGAGTTCGCCGAAGAACCCGATCACGCCCTTGATGACGGGCCCGAGGGTCTGGCCGATCCACGTCGCGAAGCCCTGGATGATCGGCGTCAGGTACTCCCCGATCGCGGACCCGACCTTGGCGGCCCATCTGCCGAGGGACTCGAAGAGTCCGATGATCGTCTCGATCGGCCCCTTGCCATCATCAACGGCGTCGAAGAGCTCGCCGAAGAACCCGATCACGCCGTCGATGATCGGACCGAACGTCTTGCCGAGCCAGTCGCCGATCCCCTTGAAAACCTCGCCGAACCATTCGATCGTCGGGCCGATGAAATGGAACTGCCGGTCGAGGAGGATGATCGCCGCGCCGATGGCAACGATCGCCGCGATGGCGATCCCGATCGGCCCCGTGGCAATCGCCATGAACGCCGGGATGAGTCCGCCCGCGCCGGAGATGCCGGTCACGACTCGACCGAGCCCGTTTCCGAACTCCTTCATCACCGTGCCGGCGCCGGCCACGGCCGGGCCGAGCGCGAGGAATCCCTGCGCCCCGATCACGGCCGAGCCGGCCATCGCCTGGAGCGGGGCGGGCAGCCCGGTGAGGGCGTCGGCCACTTTCCCCTTCAGGGTCGCCGCGAACTCGGAGGCCGGGGCCATCGCCTCGCCGAACGCGATCTTCGCGTTCTCCGTCTTGTTGTTCGCGATCTCCTGCTTGGCGGCCGTGCTCTCGAGCTGGGCGCCCATCATGGTCTGCACGGCCGTGCCGTCGCTGAGCTCGTCCGTGTACTGGCTATAGGCGTCCTTGTTCTTGAGGAGGGCCTGTGCCGCCTTGACGCCGTAGCTGCCGAAGATCTCGAAAAGCGCGCCCTGCTGCTCGACGTTGCCGCCGGTCTCCTTCATCACCGGGGCGAGCTGCTTGAGGACCGCTTCAAGGCCGACGAAGTTGCCTTTGCTGTCCTTGACCTTGACGCCCATCTCCTCGAGGTCGGCGACCTTCGCCGGGTCGACGAGCGCGGCGAGCATGGTCTTGAGACCCGTGCCCGCCTCCTCGGACGAAGAGAAGGCGTTCTGCATGATCACGTTCGCGGCCGCGATCTCCTGGAACGACATGCCGAGCCCGGCGCCGGTCGAGATGTTCTTCTGCATCTCGGCGCCGAACTCGCCCATCTCGTATTTCCCCAGCTTCACGCCGCCGGCGAGGGCAGCGGTGATCTCCCCGATCTCGGAGTAGCCGGCGCCGAGCGCGGTGATCACCGTGCCCGTGACCTCCTTAACGTCCTCGCCGCCCGCGACGGCGACCTCGGAGATCTCGCGCATGAAGTCGGCGATCGGGATGTCCTCGAACCCGGCCGACTTGATCAGATATGCGGACTCGACGATCGCCTGCGCGCCGACGGGCAGCTCGCTCGAGATGGCGAGGGCCGACGCCTTGATGGCGTCGAGCTCGGAGTCGGAGGCGCCGATCGACTTGATGCCTTTGAGGGCCGCGTCGAACGGGACGATGCTGCTCTCGACGTCCTGCGCCATCAGCCGGGCGCCGAGGCCCACGCCGGTCATGGCGATACCGGCGGTCTGCATGGAGCCGCCGAGCGCGGCCGCCTTCGGTCCGAGTCCCTGGATCTTCTCGCCGGTCGCGCCGACCGACTGGCCGACCTGGTCCAGGCCCGCGCTCAGCTCGTCCCGCAGCTTCAGGACGACTTCGAGTTCAGCGAGCGCGCCGCCTACTCCCATCGTTTAGTTCCTCCTGCATGGTGTTCCACGCGCTCCGCAGGAACTCGAGCTCCTCGTCGGAGCAGTCCATCAGTTCGTGCGGCAGCTTGCCCAGGTGGGCGCAGAGGTCGAACAGACCCCTACCGCTTGGTCTTTGGCCGAAAGGATTTGGCCTTCTGCAGCCGGTCGACCGCCTCCTCGGAGGCCGCGCGGATCACGCTGAACATCACGTCCGTGGTGAACGCGCCGGAGCGCCAGAACGCCGCGTCGAGCGACGGGTCCAGGCAGAGCCGGCCGAGGATCTCGGCGCACTCGCCCATCAGGGCGGCGTACTCGGCGACCGTCTCGATCTCCTTCTGCCGGGCCTGCATGGTGGACAGGAAGTCCACCTCGGCCATGACCGGCACGCGGAGCTCGATCTCGAGCGGCTCGTCGCCGCCCAGGACGAGCGTGAACGTCGGCGCGTCGAGCGCGCGGCGCGTGAGCCGGGCGGCGAGCGTCTGGTCCTCGGCCGCGTTGGCGACGAGCTCGGCCTGCCGGTCCCGAAACCGCGCCGAAAGCGAGGGGTCGTCGACGACCCCGCTCACGAGAGATCGACCTCGCCGAAGTAGTCAAGCTGGAAGTCCATCGAGCGGCTGTAGTAGTCGCTCGTCGGGAAGTCCTGGCCGACCGAGGTCACGGAGGCCCCGACCAGGAACCACTTGTACGTGACCGTGCCGGCCGAGTTGTACCGCTTGCCGACGAGCGCCCCGATCTTCTTCATGCCGGAGAAGGCGTTGGTCCACTTCTTCTTACCCGTGGTCGGGCTCGTGGCGGCGGTGTCGCCCTGGCAGAGGCCGACGAAGGTCTGGTTGTACACGACCTCCTTCAGGCTCGCCGTGTTGGTCACGCTGCCGACCGAGACGATCTTGTTCGACTGCCCCTGCACGGCCGTCGTGAGGGTGTCCGCGCTCGACGAGCACGAGACGTCCTGCGACGAGGCGACGTGCGAGAGGGCCGTCACGGAGGTATCGATGTACCGGATGATGACGACGTCGCCCTCGTCGATCCCGGTGTACGAGATCAGGTCCGTGCCGGTCGTCTCGGACGCGGGCGAGGTGCTGATCGTGGTCTTCCATTCGAGGACGGGCGTGAAGATGCCGTTGACGGTCGCCACGACCGAGCCGTACTCGGCCGTCCCGGTGAGTTTGATCCCGGCCGTTTTCTGGCCGGCCGATACGGTCACGGTCTCTTCGGTGGCCACGCCGCCGGCGTACCACTTGACTTCGAGTCCCTTGGGGACGTCACTGCCTACAATAGTCATGATGAATCACTCGGTGAAATCGACCAGGACGTCCACGGGCACGTGATAGTACCCGGAGCCGTCCTCGGTCAGGCGCGGGCCGAACGTGGCCCGCGTGCTCAATACGCGATACGTGGTGGCCCCGGCCGTCCAGCTCGTGGGCGAGCTGTTGAGCCGGGCCGAATGGAGGAGCGCCCCGACGGCCGACGCGAGCCCCTCGACCTCGGCCGGCGACCGGACGCCGTTGGCCGGCGTCGGGTTCGACCAGCACGAGACCTGCACGCGGGCGCGGTGCGCCGCGCCGACCTCGGGGTCGGGGATGTCGCTGATCTTCCGAACGGTGAGGGCCGGCAGGGCCGGCGACGGGGGCAGGGCGTCGGGGTAGACGCGGCTGCCGACGAGCGCGGTGATCGTCGACGCCGCCCGGAGCTTCGCCAGGACGGCCGCGTCGATCAGGGTCATGCCCCGATCACCCGCCTGAGCTCGGCGGTCACGGTCGCGATCACCTGGTCGCCGACCGCGTCGAGCGCCGGCCGGACGTGCGGCCGGGGGCCGTACTCCATCGCCGGCCCGTACTCGACGTTCGTGCCGGTCGTGACCTCGACGCCGAGCCCGACCTGCCGGACCTCGGTGTTGTAGGAGTCGCGCAGGTTGCCGGTCTTGACCGGCGCCCGCTCCTTGATGGCGCCCTCGAGGACGAGCATCCCCTTCTCCCCGGCCGCGCCGAGTTCCGTGGGGACGTTCGCGCCGATGCCCGTGAGCTGGCGCGCGAGCTCGTCGAAGCCCGTGAGCTCGACGACGATCCCGCCGGCCATCAGACCCTCCCGAGCCAGCCGGGCAGGAGCGAGCCGATCCAGCCGGCGACGATCCCGAGCGTGGCCACGATCACGGCGAATCGCCCCCGGAGGTCGGCGGCCTCGGCCTCGATCTTCCGGATGCGCGTCTCGTGGTCCTCGACGCATTTCCGGAGGGAGTTGGCGACCTCTTTGATGCTGTCCTTGATCTCGCCGATGTCGCCGGCGAGCGCGCAGATCCGCTCGTGGTCCGCGACGATCTGATCATAGTGCTGCCGGTTGACCGCGATCGGCGTCTCGGGCGGCACCTAGACCGCCTCCAGGTCACAGGCGATATGGTCGACCTGCAGCCGGTTCCAGACGGTCCGGACCGCGCGCACGACGTAGGTCCGCGCCCAGCCGGCCGAGATGCCGACGAGGGTCTGGCCCTCGGTGACAGTCGCGGTCGCCGGCAGGACGACCTTCGGCAGGTCCGCGACGAACGCCCCGGACTCCAGGTCTTTCCCGCCCCGCCCGTTCGAGAAGACGCAGCGCGAGGACGCGGTCGTCACGACGGTCGCGTACTGCCCGTAGGCGTCGGCCGCGCCGGAGGTCGCCTCGCCGGTCTCGATCGCGCACCAGTGGATCAGCCGGCCCTCCATCATGCCGCCCCCCCCTCGATAACGGCGGGCGCTACGTCGAGTACCGCGTGTCCCTGCGCGCGGATCGGGTAGACATAGATGCCGGGGTATGGCGTGGTGACGCCGCCCAGGTCGACCGCGAGGTAGGTCGGGATGCCGGTGGCGTCGGGGATCGTCGTCACCACCCCGCCGCCGAGCGGGGCCGAGACGACCAGGTCGGTCGCCGTCTGCGAGAGCACGGTGAACGGCTCGGGGGCCTGCTGGATCTCGTATCGCCCGCGGCCGTCCTGGAACCAGTTGTCCGGGTTGATCTGGTGCACGTCGAAGGCGAACCGGTCCCGGTTGCGGACGATCCCCGCGAGGACCGCGTCGAAGACCTCGGTGTAGTTGTTGTCAAACGCCGCGAGGCAGAGGGCGTATTCGATTACCGGCTGGAGGAGGGAGCGGCGGCGGGCCTGCTTCTCGTGCGCGAGATAGGTCTCGGTCACGATCTCGTGCAGGACTTTCGCGTTTCCGTCGAGCCGGTCGATCCAGGCGCGGGGGACCGTGATCGCCCGCGCGGCGGCCCGCAGGGGGCGCTTGAGGAGCCAGTGAAACGCGAGGGTGTCCGGGCTCGCGCTGAGCCATTCGGCCTCGGCGTTCAGGGGCGTGATCGCGGCCCCGGCGCGCTCGTCGGCGAGACACTGCCGCAGGCACCACCGCCGGAAGAGGCCGGCGAGGGTCACCGCCCCACCACCTTCACGACGTGGTACTTCGAGATGGACGCCGACGCGGCGGACACGTAGCGGTCGAGGAGGTCGAACGCGGCGGCGCGGTATCGCCGGATCATCTGGTCGACGTTGAGCGTCTCGGTCGTGTCGCCGGCGGTGAGCATGTCCGCCCGGTCGCCGTGCTGGACCGAGTAGTCGATCAGCCCGGCCTTTGCGAGCTCGAGTGACGCCGACTTGCACGCCGACGCATCCGCCCCGACGCCGTACGGCGCGAG